GCCATTTTGTGACCAAATAACCACCTTTTTTCTGCTCGGTTTCGATAACCCGATAGCCGACCGATAGATATTTTAAGATGCCTGCCTTGACATCCGTCCAGACCTCCGCTGCCTCTTTTCGAGTGCCGAACCGGATAACGCCACGCAATTTCCGCCCAACAATTTTCAGATTTTCAACCAGTCCGATGTTCAATTGTGACCCGTCGTGGGACACCAACAACGGCAATGGTACCCTCGATAAATCGATGGCATCTTCTGTATGGACAAGGACTTCGAGACCGTTCGGACGCGAAACCGGCTGTTCAGATGATATGCTTGCAGGTATGGTGTTTCCCTTGGCACGGGAATTGACATCGATGCTAAATTTTCTTGTATGTTCCATGGGAAAATCCCCGTTAAACGTTACTGTGAAAGGGATTGCGTGATTCAGGAGGGAACCCAAAAAAAAACGACAATCCCGGCATCTGTTAATGCCGGTTCGTCGTCGGACTTTCCGGGTTTGGGTACAGCGCTTGTAGAGTCGTCGGACTCAACGCCGTTGATACGTGGCCCAGGCTGATCGTCGGATATGAGGCTTAGCACGCCTTGAACTTTGTTGGCCACGGGTAGCCGGTCTGCGGCCCCGCCGACCCGTGGTCTCAATGAGAACTTTACGCGATTGCACACATCGCCAAATGAATTGCAACCATGCTTAAAATACTACAAATACTGATTATTGTCAATGTTTATTCCGTATTTAAGCAGTATTATCACCGGTATTATCCCGTTTCGGGATAATAGGACCGCGATTGAATCCGTTTGCGCCTGTTTTTTGCCCAGGAATTCCATTTCAGCAAGCCGGTTTCCGCTGCAATCTCAATCTCCGCCGGCGATAACCGGCCCAGGAAATCTTTTGCCTGAATGGAGTCTAAAAATTCCTGTGAATATTTCCCCTGTCGATTGTTTTTTCCCCTTAATGCCATTATTACCTCCCTGGCGGTCGACCCAACTTTGATTGATATTCATGCAGCCCCAGCGACTTCATTCCCTGCAAGAATCCGGACCATGAATCCTTTGATATCTGACATGCAGGATGTTTCCGGACCTGACCTGATTCGGTTTTGAAAGTCAAACCATCGGTTTGAAGGATCTCGTTGCATCGGTAGAACCTGTCAAGATTTTCACAGGTCCCATAAAAAATTGCATGGTGCTTTTCATCGATCTCGAATTGAGCGGTGATGTCCCTGAAAAATCCCCGCGCCTCCGTGGTCCACCGCCTTTTTGCTCGTAATGTTCCCATTATTATAAACCTTAACTTTCAATTGGATTCATTTCTGCCATATGCGCAAGATTGCCATCTCGCTCATTACGACTAACCTTCCAGTGATCTACCCTACCCCGTATGCACCTGGCCACCATGCCTATCCTGCCCACCGGACACACCGCGGGGGACCGCTCCGGCTTTGGGACTTATAGGTCGAGAAGCCACATGACGCCCACGGGGACACCTGCTAGCTTAATAGATTTATTAAGCTTGAAGGACAATGACCCGGGCCACGGGGATGCCTGGCGTATTAATAGATTTATTAATACAAGTATCCTATGACGCCCACGCGCCCACGGGAACACCCTTAGAGGTTTTGTCCGTTACGGACAAAACCTCATGCCACCCACGCGCCCACGGGAACACCGTGAGCTGATAGATTTATCACCTCTCCCTAAATATGCCACCCACGCGCCCCCGGGAACAATGACCTGAATCATCCGTCCTTCGGTCTGCATAAAACTTGAATATGCCGGGTTCGTTTGGCCCCAAAAAACTTGTACGCTCGCTCAATGGATTCATCAAAATTGTCCAATGTTCGATCATAAAATACATGCAGGATCTCAACCCCGTTGCGGCGTACGATACGGAACTCAGTGCAAGGTTGGTGATCTGAATTCATCAATCTCGACCTGGACACCTTTACACCGCGCCTCGTATGCCTCCTTGAACATGGACCCGACCACATGCTGAAGGTTGGTTAAAATGTCATCTTGCTCCCATTTGACCGCAAAAAAGATAATCATCTGCATCTGTTTGATTGTTTGGGAAATCGCCCAGTCCATCTGCTCAAAAAGCTCCTTTTCGGTCAATTCATCCGCATCCACACCGTCAAATGGTTTGTCTGGAAAAAATTCTTCTGCTTCCATTTTAGCTCCCCTTTCATAAGTTGGCTGTTGCCCTGCACAAAAAAACGTTGTTGCCACACACAAAAAAACACTGATTCTTTCCGCTTGATTCATGATTCACCCCCATAGGGGGGGTTGGGTGAATCAAACATGGGATCAAGCGCTTGATTCGCTTTTGATTCGCTTTTGATTCACATTGCATATTGGTAATTTTCTAATAATTTCATGCGTTTATTAATATATTTTAACTTTCGCTGATTCACGTTTGATTCGCTTTTGATTCACTGCAAACCACCCCTTGAAAAAGGGGCTTGATTCACGTTTGATTCACGCTTGATTCACGCTTGAATCAAGCCGAATCACCATAAACGAACGTGTGCCCAGATTGCGTCAACTTGAGTTTTTCCGCTTGTATGTAATGTTTAGATCTCATCTTTTTGATTACCCGGTAAATTGCCGATTGACTGGTATCAAGTAGCGTCGCAATTTCCCTTTGCGTCGGTTTCGGATCATTCTCATCTATTATTTTCAACACCGTTTTGTCTATCGCGTCCGTAAGCGCTGTGTGTGTCCAAATATATTCAAGGTCCTCACCTTCCATTAGTTGGAACTCAACATCCTCTATCAGCTTCAATTTGCTGTGTGGTACTCTTGATTTGCTGAAGTGACACACGAAACGGCAACCGTCAGTGGGCATATATTTCTTTGGGTGACTTAGTAGAATTGAAGTTGAGATATTATCTTCCCTGGCGCTGGTGCCGCGCTGATCTCCGTTTTTCCCCGTATGATGCAACAGGACGGGCGATATTCCGGCAAACCGCAATTCAAGCAACCACTGGTTTACCGGGTCCCAATCCGCCTTGCAGTTTTCATCCAAACCGGGGGCGAGACATCCGATATTGTCGAAAGCAACCACTTGTATGCCATTATCCTTCAAAACAAGAAGGAAATCATTGCGGGAATCTTCGAGGGCGAGGCTCACAGTGGAGGTGCCGCTTTCAGTCGCATGGTCGTTTGATAATATTAAAACATCATCCGAAATATTCATCAGTTTAACACGTTCCCTGATATCCTCGGAGGGCATTTCGCCGTCAACATAGCAGCATCTTGCAGGCGTCGCGCACTCCCATGGCCCAAACCCCTGGCCCCTGGCTGCCGCGTCTATCATCCCCAGAGCGAAAAAGGTTTTGCCGACTCCCCTGGCGCCGCTGATGAGCGTGATTGATTTTGAAGTCAGAACCGGGTTGATAAAGTAAACACGTTCAGGAATATCTAACTTGCGAAACGCGCCGGCGGATATCAGTTCAAACCTTTTCCCCGCTTTCGGAATAGGTACATCAACTGCTGGCTCATATTCCGGCAAACCATCTGCCATTATTGCCAAGCGCTCTGCGGCTGAGTCCATATCGCTGAAACTTGATACCCAGTCTGAAACATCGCCCTTTTCAGGGATTCCCGGCAGCTCAAGAAGCTTGATACTTTTCGAGAACGGTCTGATATGCTCGGCCACCTTTGCCATATGCTTTCGGCCCGGCTCGTCGTTGTCCGGCAGTAAAATTACTTCCTTGCCCTTGAAATATTCGTTCAGGTCAGTGGTCCAATTCCCACCGCCGCCGGTGTTACACGATCCAACAAATCCAAGTTTACCCAGCGTTGCCACATCCTTTTCACCCTCGGCTATCCAGACGGTATCGGCCCCCATTACGGCAGGCAGGTTGTACGGCACTTTCGGGATTCCCTTGACTCCCCACCCACCCTCGGCATTGCTTTGCCGGAAGGTTTTCGGTTCATATCGGCAATTGTAGTAAAGGACTTCTCCGGCTGCGTCCGTATACGCATATTTTTCTATCAGTTTTAAGCGCTTTGATGGTTCGGGGTTTGTGGGTGTGCCGTTGATTCCAAATTCAGCGGCAATGCCAGAAAGGATCTCAGGAAAGGATGTTACGCCGCATTTCATTTGATAGAAGTCGAAAATGTCCCCGGCATCATTGCAACCGAAGCACTTGAATTGCCGTGAATCATCGCCATACACGCTAAAGCTGGGTGTTTTGTCGTCGTGAAATGGGCAACAACAGCGATGCTCCTTGCCGTTCTTTTTCAGATCCGGCAGGTAGTGCTGGTAAAAAGGAAGGAAATCACCGGCAAAGTGTGATTCTATCGTTTCCTTGACAGGTTTAGTTTTTTTTGTTAACATTGTTTTAACCTCAGTTATGGTTTGCCTTGCCAAAAGCACCAACTCCTATTGGTGCTTTTGATTTTTATACGCTGGCCTGTTGTGCGATTACATTTTGAACCGACTCCGCCGAAATCTTGAACGCCTTTTGATCACGATCCGCCCTTTCCGTCTTTCTCCGAAAATCGTCATACAGCTCCAAATACTGGCCTAAAAGCTTTTCCAAAAGTTCCTGACCCCTGATTAGCTTGCCGTCCACATCACGCTGAAATGGGCGTTGCATGGCGTGCCCCTGGACACCGAACGTCAACCGAAATGCTGAATGCATCGCCAGTTGGTTCATAATCATCGCCTGCATGAAATCACCGGTGCGAAGCCCCATTTCTTTTGACTCTTTTTCGACAGCCTCGACAAAATCAGGATCAAGGCTCCCATAAAAAGCTGCCGCCTTTTTCAAGTATTTGCTAAAGCTCATGTTTCGGGCTTTAGCTTCAGCTTTGAAAAAAAACTTTGTTGTTTTGTCTATCCTCACAGATATCCGTTCATCGCCGTAATTCATTTTTTAATCTCCTTCCGGTGCTGGGTGATGGTAAAATAAAAAGATACTACATGATTTTTATCACGGTGTCAACCCTCGTGTACACCCGTAAACACACAAACACATATATTGCGAAAAAATCCACAAAACACCAAAAAAACCCCAACAGGATGGAAGAAAAAGCGGGCCACGGCACTGGAAGGTGAATCAGACCCACCGGTTTTTAAGCCGGACGCCGTGGCCCGGGATTATTGAACTACGCCTTGGACGAACACACAGATTTGCCCGGCACCATCGGCATCAACCGTCAATGACGTTGCCGCCGTCAATTCCAAATATGGATTGAAGTCCCATTGAATTGTGGATCCTGCCGCAAATTCAATCGGCCCCAGCAAGGCAGTTGTCACCGCGGCCCCCGTTTTACCGGCACCGATTGTGATGGCGATGGCATCGGTTGAATTGACTGTTATATGCCTGATCTTGATTTGCTTGCCTGCCACCGCTGCATGGATCTCTTCGCATCCGGAGGCATCGGCGGAAGTGGCATTGTCGATGAATCCAACTTTTGCTGCCGGTGTTGTGATTGCAATAGCCATAATATCCTTTCATAGTGCGACCCTACGCGAATATCACCGTGTCAAGCCTTGCTGACATTGGTTCTGTGCGCGTAGGAACGCGCTTTTCAGGGGAATCCGGTTACAGATCCCCCGTTATGGTTTATCGAGCATCCAGTTTGACAAAGTGACTCAAGGTGTCTCCTGAACTGAATGGAGTTATCGGAGTTGAGAGCACAGGCTGGCCGTCAAACCGATACGTGAAACGCAGAGTTTCCTCTCCAAATAGGAACCGAACATGTATCGACGCGTCGAACTTTGCCGATTTATCAATCGCGATATACTGACTGAAATCACAAAGCATGATATCGCCGCTGGTCCCCACCGTCGGGCATTGCTCAATGGGAATCACCGGCCGACCAAAAAGCGTATTGAACGGACTTTTTGAACTGCCGCCGGCTGGCATATAAACCGGAACGCCACCTGTTCCTACCGCCATGCTCATTTGATGCAACTGAGGTTCACAATCCTGATTTATGATCCAAACCGCGTTTGCCCTGCTGCTGGCCATAAGCCGTGACCACATCTTGTTTACATTCTCAAAAACGATTGTATCCGCCGCCTGGCCGGTTTCCTTGCCGACCGAGACAACGGCCCCGGATGTCAAAATCCCGAGAGGTTGTCCGGCCCCGGTCCCGTTCAAGATTGCGTCTTGAATTCGGAAGTCCAGCTCACCTTTAAATGCCTTTTGCATATAGATGCTTAATGCCTGGGAGTCCTCGATTAATTCATCGGTGACATATGCCAAACCGATCAATTTATTAAGGTTCAATTCGATCATCCTGAACTTGGGTTTCGTTGCGGTGTATGCATCCGCCTCGCCGATCCAATAACTCCTGACACCGCCGTACCTGGAACCTGTGGCGCGGGAGCTTTCGTCGAATCCCGGAATTTTCATCGCATTGGCATTGCCGCCGATCCCGTATTTCTGGCAACGTTTTAAAACCTCGTTTTCGCTCCAAACATTTGCCAAGATCTGATTCGAGAATTCCGAGCTCACCAGAAATCCGCCGTCGCTCGGGATGCCCTCATTTAATCCGCTTGCCGCTCTGAATTGAGATTGCACCTGATACAGTCTTGGATCTGTGGCCGCGCCCGGTGTTCCGGCCCGAACAACAGCTTGGATCTGATCACCAAAGGAATCGAAAATCGCTTCCTGCCTGTTTTCCGAATTTCCGAGAGCGGGTTTGTCCGGCAAATTGGCCGACATCTGGGACCATGCCCGGACACCCCTGACACCCACCTGTTCAAATTTCGGGGCATCCTCGAAAATGACGCTTGAGATCACGTCCAGCTCAGCGCC